TCCTTGGCCTACCTTTTCTAATATCGGCCCTATTGCCTAAGGTAAAATAAAGTTGCCAGATTGGTCTGAAGTACTTATCTTTAGTTATAACTAAAAATCAAAACGTATGACAAACTTGGTAAATGGTAAGACAGTTCAAATGAATCTTGTAGGGCTAGATGGTAATGCGTTTAGCCTCATGGGAGCCTTTTCAAAGAATGCCCGTAAACAGGGCTGGACAAAAGATGAAATAGATAAAGTAATGACTGAATGTATGGCAGGGGATTATAATCATCTCCTTAGTACCCTTGTAATACATACAGTAGATACAGAGGAAGTACCTGAAGAAGATGATTAAGGCTTTGTGATAGTTGGTCGGAGAGAGGAAGAGGGGTTTCATAACTCCCCTCCATAGATCCTCTCCCCCTCCGGGGGGCTTGATGAAAAAAGTTGCCCCCACCTGCTGTCAAGTGACGGCAGTGTGGAGGTAGCTGACCCCATCCTAACACCACTGTAATTACAGCTACTAACAGGGTATACGCGGATAAGCGGAGCGTGAGTGATGAATTACCCGCTGGCAAATTTTTTAAATTAACTAAAATATATATCAATGTGGAGTAATAAATACGTTAAGAGTTTACTATCGGTTGGTTATTCTTTCATATTTAAAGGTCAATACTGTTACATTACACGGTTGTTGAATAATCGTTTTGAGTACAGTACTATAGAGCGTCCAAAAGGTAACTACATGTATTACAACTTTTTCCAGAAAACAACGCATTTTCGTTCGAAGTTTAAAAATATCGTTCAAAAAGGTTTGGATTTCAAACCAGGTTTTATACCTTTAGTTGATAGGATTGCAAAGAATATAAAGGATGGAAAATCGCCTAACCTAAAAATATATATGTTATGATTTATTTTTTATTAACACTTCTATCTGCTTTTGCAATTACTTTTACTGGTATGTCGTGGTATTTAGGTACTTACCGTGAGTGTTTTTCATCAAGTAGGGTATATCACATCAACATGTTTATTTTTATCAGTTTTTTTATTTATCTTGGTATATGGGCTAGATCTTCATTTTAATTACTAAAAATTAAAACATTTTTGATATGAAAAATTTTTCCGTAAGTGAAATTTTTATTCTTTTAATGTGTGTGGTATGTATTTTCTTTAGCGAGTATATCTATTTGTTTAAAGGTGATCCTTTAAAGGCTATATTCATTGGTTTGTGGCCCCCAACCATACTTAGTCTTATCAATTATATAAACAGCAAAAGAAAGTAATATGCAAAATTTTGATATCATACTGCTATCGACTATTATCTCCACGCTCTTTATAGTTTTTATTGGTCTTACAATTAAAGAGTTTATAGTAATGGGGAATAAAAAGCTTGAGCTTCAAGAAAACAGTCCCCGAGCCCGGCTTACCCGATTCATGGGACGGGTCTTTGACTCGCCTTTAGAAAAAAGAGCCGATCTCGGGCAAAAGATAATAAATCTTAAATCTATTGAAAATAAGATTGCCGATATGGAATCCGATGGAGTATATTTTCCAGAGAGTGTAAAGATTGAGTTAGAAAAGAAACGCAAAGAGATGATATGTGAATATTCCGGGCTCCCTTCTATGAAAGCTTATGAATGATCTATTTTCTTTAATAGCTCCCTTATTTCCCCAACCTTACACTATAATTACTATATTTAAAGAAACCTGGGAGATGAAGGGATCTCCTATGTATATACATGAATAAAAGAAGTATCAAAGCCTCCATTAAAGAGGCAGGTGATATGATGGTTTCGAGTCCGGGGCCTGTCATGTCTGAACCTAATTTTATTGAATTACTATCACGAGAGGTAAATAAATTAAATAATCTTGGTAGGATTTCGCCCGTAGTCTATAATAGGGCATTAAATTTACTTCCATTACTGCGTACGTCTATCCTGAATATATATGGAAGGCGCGAAAACGGGCTCGAGCAGGCTCTAGTCTTTTTACTCAAACAAGCCGGAAGGGTACGATAGTTGCTATTTATTAGCATGAAAAGTTTATTGAACGAAGTCCGTCGTTTTCAAAAAATTGCCGGCATATTGAAGGAGATGGAATTAGGTCTGAAGCCTGATCAATTAGAGGAAATGCATGTTGATGCATCCGGTAATTTAATTAGTGATGAAGAGTTTGTAAGACAAATTGTTTGGAAACATTCTACATCTCTAGCAAAAGCTTTGAGAGCTCTTCATAACCGTCCGGGATATCAAAGAGCTAAGGACTTCATCAAGCAATGGCTTATAAACGTTGCAGAGGAGATCGGACTAGATCCTATTCCTTCTTTTGATGATCCAATGTTCTATCAAGGCCGTAACCCGGGCGAAATTCTTAATTACGTTAGAGATACTCTTATAGATATGTTAAAGGCGCAAGGGTCTAAGGGTGAGGAAGGTGAACTAACTGAAGATGATTATTATACAGGGACTCCTTCAGGAGATACCGATGCTATGAATATAGCAGAAGATGATTTTAGTGCTACCATGCATGCAGTCGATGACGATCCTGTAGTCTAAGACTATTTATACGTGTGATAAAACTAGCCGATCTTATTAAGACTCAAATTCAACCTAGCGAGAAGTCTAGGATGAAAAATTTTCTTTATCGCGGATCTAGAGATCAAATTAATCTACACCCTAACAAATATAACGTTGTAGGTAGTAAGCACGGTACTATTGAAGGTAAAGGTCCTTTAGATACTTCCGATCGTCCGGAAAATACTAATACATCTCAAGTTTATAATAATGGATATCCGTGGAACGTTCCTGAGGTTGGCGGGATCTTTGAAAATGAGCAAGAGAAGATTTTCCAAAATTTAATCGGACGTGAGTTTCAAACTCTTGAAGATGTGAAGAAAATGGCTTCTAGATTAAGGCAAGCAGGTTTTGTACAAAGCGATATTGAAAAATTTATAAAAACTTATTTAAGATGAATAATTTCGATCTAAAGCAATGGCTCTACGAGAATAAACAAGGTGCTTACGGAAAGGCGGCTAGGTTAAACGAGTTCTATTCAGAAGATGGTTACTCAGATGAAGTAGTTAATAGGGATGATATGAATGAGATTAATCCTGCTGCTTTAGGAGTTGGACAAGCTCGGGCAGATGCTGAAATGCAAAAGCAAGATGATCTCAATGGAGATATGGTTGATAATGTGAGTATGGGTGTAGTCGCTGAAAATAAAAGTAGTACTTACGTTAAAATTGAAGAATGGGAAGTTGATATTCTCGGAAAAGATTATATTATAAGTGCCGATGTTAGTGTAGATTTTCATTATGAAGAAGATGATTACTTTGACGATATGCTAACTACTACTGGAGGATATTTCGTAGATAATGCATCTGCTATTATTACTAAGTTAGAAGTTTTTGAAGGCGGTGGTTATAGGAATATTACAGATCCGGTCCTTATCAAGCAAATACAGGATCTAATAAATAATGATTCAGAACTCAATAGACAACTTGAAGATGCTGCTGCTAATTATATTGATTGGGATACAGTAGATGATATCGATTACTACGAGGGTCCGGATATGGAAGAGAATGTAAGTATGGGTGTAGTCGCTGAAGGTGAAGGAAATACTGATGTTCAAATTGAAGAATGGGAAGTTAATATTCTCGGGAAGGATCATATTATTGATGCTGATGTTAGTGTAGATTTTCACTACGAAGGTGCTGACTATGAAGATCATATGGAAATCAATCCTGGCGGTTATTATGTAGATAAGGCTACAGCAGTTATAACCAGGTTAGGTATAGGAGATGGCGACAATTATAGGTATATTACGGATCCTACTTATATTAAACAGATACAAGAATTAATAAACATAGATCCTAAACTTAATAGAAAACTTGAAGATACTACAGCAAATAGCATTGACTGGAGTAGAATGGATGAGACTGTTGGGTATGTAATGAAAATGAAACCTTCTGATCCTTTAGAACGAGAGGAGTTGGAAGTCTGAAAAAAAATCCTTAACTTCTTTATATAATCAAAAGATTAAAAATTTTTAAAGAAAGTAAGAGAAAGAAAAAGAGAAAAAATAAATGAATAAAGTAACGGTTTTGCGGCTTAGTGGGTGTCGTTACTGTAGTGAATTGCTTGAGAAGCTTGATGATATAGGGGTTAGATATACTTCTTTAGATGCTCATGAGAATGAAAAGTATGCTGATGATGTTGAGGATCTTATAGGTACTAATTCTTACCCTATAGTTATAGTTGCGGTCAAAAGGCTTTTTCCATTTTTTATTTTTCGTGCTGAAACTACGGATCAAATAGGGGAGGTATCTTTTAAGAACTTCGTTAAGATAGGGACTTTATCTATTGATTCGATGGTTGAAATAACTTCAAAACTAGTATAAATGCGTTACAAAGCAATCGTTACGGAAAAATTAGAAGCTCTCGATAACTCTATTAGTTTGATTAGATCACTCCTTGCTCGGCCTAATTTAACTAGAGAGGAATTAGAGAATTGGCAAACAAAGGTAAAAGAGAGAATCGCAGAGATACAGACTCTTGTAAATGCAGAGAAGGAATCTCTATAAATAAGTTGGTTTCGTTCAGATAGGTTATTATATTCTTATATAAACCTATTTGTATGTTAACACCCGAACAGATTGAAAGTAACTTAACTAGATTTTACAAAGTTATATCAGAGCATATTTCTGAACCTAGAGCTACAAAGCTCTCTGCATTATATCAGAAACAAGAAGAGATACTTGCTCTAGCTCCTGCTTCTTCTCGTACTGCTTTTCATAATGCATTTCCAGGCGGTTATGTCGATCACGTTTTAAGAGTAGTAGATGCTGCTTTAGCCTTATATGAAGTATGGGGTAATTTTGGTGCCGATATGAATACCTTTACAAAAGAAGAATTAGTATTTTCTGCAATTAATCACGATTTAGGTAAGCTAGGACGTGATGGTAAACCTTCTTACCTGCCTAACGATTCTGAATGGCATGTAAAAAATCAAGGAGCAATTTACAAGCCTAATGCTGAATTACCTTTTATTCCAATCCAAGACGCTTCTTTATACATTCTGCAGTCGGCTGGTATTGAAATGTCATTTAACGAATTTGTAGCAATTAAAACTCACGACGGACCTTATGACGATGGTAATAAAGCTTATCTTTTTTCGAGTCAAAATGAATCTAAATTAAGAACCTCACTGCCTTATATTTTACATCAAGCCGATATTCTAGCTGCAAGAGTAGAATGGGAGAGGGAATGGAGCGGTAAGGTAGGGGGACCTAAAGTTAAAGAAGTAAAGCCTGCAACTGCCACTCAATTTAAGCAAGCTGCAGAAGCTAAGAAGTTGTCGAATATTGGGAGTAAAAATCCTGGAATATTAAACGCACTAAAAAAATTATAATATGCTATTTGGATGGTTAATGTTTGCTCTATGGGCAGCTACAATAATAGGCTGGGTAATTTATAACCTTTATCAAAAAAATATTAAACTCGAAAACACTGTTATCAGTCAAGCTAACTTTATTGCCGGTCTTCAAAGCTTAATTGGTGAATCTGAAAAAGCAGTTAAGAATTTAGATGATAAGATTTGGCTAGAGAGTGATAAAGAGTTGCAACAGGTTTTTTATAATTTAAAAGCAATACAAGACGGATTAAATCAATTTAATAAGCGGTAATGATAATAGACGTTTTTAGACCTGAAGAAATAGAGGTTACGCTTACAAAAGACGGTAAGGTTAGAAAAAGAAGACCTAAAAAATCGATAGACTACTTTACTTTAGATACACAGCAAGCTATTCTAGATTATAGGGCAGAGAAATCTCAATCAAAAAGAGATCAAATCTTTAACGAAAAGATTTATTATGCTCTCTATAAATTAGCTGAAAATATAATTCATACCTTTAAATTTTACTATACCGAAGTAGATAATATCGATGAATTAAAGCATGAAGTAATTGCTTTCTTATTAGAAAAACTTCATTTATATGATCAAACTAAAGGTAAAGCTTATTCCTATTTTGGTACAATTGCAAAGAGGTATTTAATTGTTTATAATAATAACAACTATAAAAGATTAAAAGGTAAAGCTGCGGTTAATGATGTAGAAACTGATAAGACTATTACAAATGAATTGCTACTTTCACGCCCTGATGATTTAGAGCAAACTAGCTTTATAGAGCTTTTTATTAAAAAAATTGATAATGAGCTTTTGCATTTATTTCCAAAGCCACAAGAAGCAAGAGTAGGAGACGCAATACTTGAACTTTTTAAACGTAGAGAAAACATAGACATTTTTAATAAGAAAGCACTTTTTATTTATATTAAAGAGATTACCGATGCTCCTACTCCTGTGATTACTAAGGTAATAAAGGTTTTAAAAGAAATTTATAGAGATATGTTAAATAAATATCTAGAGCAAGGAACAAAGATTGACATTTTTTCTCGTTAGATATTTATTTAAAATAGTCTTATGAATTTAGATTTTGATTTATACGACGGAAAGAAGTATTCCGATCTCGTAAAAGATATTATTAAGAATCATAAAGCTAAACAGAATCAGATAAAGGCACTTACTGATCAATTAGTCAATATGGTAAGCGAACCAGGAGATGCTGTTATTGTAGTGCCTTTAATAAAAGGTTATCTTGATTCAGATATAAAAAATGATGAAGCTTTAGTAAAACTAGCTCAAATTGTTCAAAAGGCAAATCAAACTGAAGCTGGAGCAGATGGTTTATTTAGTGATAAAGATCTAGAGATGCTATTTAGCGATATTCAAAAAACTACAGCGCCTATTAAAGAAGAAGAAATAAAAGCACTGCCAAACAGTAAGTAAGATGTCTAACTTTAATCCGACATACGCTCAGCAGCAGGCTTCGTATATCAATCAAGTACAAGCAGATAACAAGTTTAATTATCTACAAGCTAGAGTAACACATATAGTACAAGGTCCTGTTTATGTAGGAACAAACGTACCTGATCCTTACTATAAAGATCCCTCCGACTTAGGAGTTATAACCTTCCAATTAATTTCCGGACTCCAAGACAGAACTCTTGATAGCGGCGGTAATCTCGTAGCAAGACCAATGTATTCAGCCCTTAAACAGTACCCGATAGAGGGTGAAATAGTTTTGTTATTCCCCGGCCCGTCTAGAGATTTAAATGAAGATAGGGGTAGAAGAGATATCTTTTACACTATGCCTTATAATATATGGGGTCTAGCGAACCATAATGCGTTTCCTGATCTAGGGGACTACGGAGCTTATATAGGAGCTATTAATAGAACGTATCAAGATAGTGCTAATACAAATCAGCCTGTAAACACATCTTCTACTGGTTCTTTAAATATGCCACTTGGCCCAAACTTTGTAGAAAAAAGTAATATTAAGACGTTAAAACAATTTACAGGAGATCTAACTATAGAAGGCAGATGGGGTAATTCAATAAGATTCAGTTCTACCAACCCCGTACCTGCCGATCAAAATCCTTGGTCTAAAAATAGTGCTCCCGGCAATCCGATTATAATTATAAGGAACGGACAAGGTATGTCCGAAAATAATATTACAGCAATTCCGACAGTAGAGAATATTAATAAAGATCCTTCTTCAATTTATTTAACACAGGGACAGCAAATAGTAGTGGATGATATAAATAATAATTTTAGTTTAGCTAGTTTAGACGTAGTGTTAGCGAGAACATATACTGTTTCGATCCCTATTCAGCAGCAACTAACTAGTACCGATAACATTTCTGCTGCACAACAAGACTCTTACATCAGTACCGTCTCACAACAACCCCCGTCAGGTCCAAAGGTAACAAATGATAATAGTACAGCAGCTACAACACCTCCCTCCCAAGCAACTACGGTAGTAGGCGAGATAGTAGACCTGCAAGCAATATCTGGTACATACGTAGTAAGTTTGAGAGCCGTCGACTCAACAGGGACAGTTTTAAGCTCTGTTAGCGAAACCGCCTCAACAGTTCAAGCCGCCTATAATGCTGCAGTAACAGCTATCAAAAATAAGAATCAAAACACTACACTTGTTATACCATCAATTAATAGCTTATTAAGATAAGATGTATCAACCAAT